AGCAAGTCTATACTTATCAATATCTTTCTTTTTCTGTTGTCTAACGTATCTAATTTTTAATGCGTCAATATATCTCAATTCCTGTATTCCAAGTTCAGGTTTCTTAAGATCAATTACCTTGTGATAATATAGTCTACCATCAACGTACCAATTTCTATAGATTTCGTGAGCTTTTTTATCAAAGTCTAGAAGTTCTAAAATGTATTTAAACTCATCTCTTATTTTTTTCTTTATCCCATCACTCGCATTCAAATTTGATAATTCGATTTGAACTGGAGTGTCGTTAGTATCTGAAACAATAGCTTCGTTTACAATATCTTCAATAGCACTATCACACTCTGGATGCAGAGCCATTTCACGATATCTCTTAATTAAATCATACTCGGTTCTATATACGCCTTCGATATCTACATAAGAACCAAAAAAACCACTACTCAGATAAAAATCAGACCCGTCCTCGTTGTTAGGGGGGACGGGTGATACTGTAGTGGGAGATAGTGGTTCGTTGTCTTCAATAGAAAAACCAAAAAGTTTTGCCATAATTAATTAGAAATTAAATACCTTTATAGTATTTATCACTGAATAATTGTATTGGTTTGGTCCGCTGCAGATCCAGTGTCAGAATTCTTACCTGCTAACCAATATTGAACTTGGAATTCTACAGTGAATTCTTCAATGGTGTCTGAGGAATCATATGACAGATCAACTTGGCTTACATTTGTTGGGAAGATTCCGTCAAAGTAGTACGTTCTCAATGGTTTGATTGATGTACCTGCACTTTGGATGGTTGACTCTGCACCCTTTTCACCACCTCTGCCAAGTTGATTGACAACAGCATTTGCCATATAAGAAAGTGGTCTAGTTGCTCCAGTGTTGTTATCCAACTTACTGATGCCGTTCATCCACTGTTCGAACGCTGTTCTCATTTGGAAGTCCTCATCATTGATGACGGTGACGGTCCAAGTATCAAAGGTTCTATCGCCAGCAACTTTCAAAATTCTTCCTCTAAAAGGAACATCAATAGGTGCAATGTTTGATGCTGGTAGAGCAGCTGCCTTACATAAGAATTGGAATTTTTCTTGTCTGGTCTGGTCCCAAGTGATTCCTAAATCATCTGGAAAAGTCATCTCAACCTCAAACAGGTTGGGTCTAGCGCCACCGCCTGCGAGTTTTGATTTAAAATCTGTGATAGTTTTGAGAGTTGACATTTTAAGTTCCTCCTTGTATTGTTAATGATTTAAAAATTAAACTCTACCAGCAACTTCTTCAAAAGAAACGCCAGTTCTGGTTGCAACAAAGGTGAGAGTGACATAATTGATAGACTTGGTTGGTTTCAAGAAGATGTCAGCTCTAAATTCATTGTTATCAATCACATCAGGAGTATTATTTGTAGCATCACAAATAACGAGGAAGTCATAGAGACCTCTCTTTGCTTGAATATCACGTAAGTAAGGTTCAACAATGTTTACAAAGTTTGCGCGAGTAAGTTCATCATTCAGTTCAAAGAGTTGTGCGTTTGCTGCCCTTTCAAGTGCCTGTTCGACGGTGAGGAACAGTCTGCGAACATTAATTCTGTCAAATGCTGATGCATAAGCAAGTGCAGTTTTATCGCCAAAGAGAAGTGTTCCAGTTCCAGGTTGAGTAATTACTGGATTAATTCTTGAACCATAGAGAAGGTCTCTTTGAGCCTTATCTGGATTATATGAGAGTTTGATTGCATTATTCAGAATTCCTCTCTGTTGTCCCGCAGGGGAGAACCAAGGGAAATCTGTAATATTTGTCCTCATCATCAGTCCAGCAATATCAGCATTGCATGGAATATATCTAAAGAGGTTATTAAAACGGTCATAGGTATACTTGTATCCACTGTCAAATACTGCATAAGATGAAGATGAGAGTGGACTGAAGAATCTTAGAACGTTTGTTGTCTGAGTCGTAGTATTAGTTACGTCCACAACATTTGCTCTGTGTGGAGAAATAACTGCAATACAATCCTTTCTACCCTCAGCGATAGAAATTAGTTTATTTGCCTTTGCTTGGGAATCAACCTCAGAAGACAATCCAGGACCATTAATTAGGAAGTCAACCTGAATGTTATCTTTATTTGCAAATAGATCATAAGCAGTCACTAGGTTTGCTAGAGATGCTTCCATTCCGCCAGATGCAGAATAGTCAACTCCACCATTTAGGGTGTATGAAACGTTTCCTAGTGCGCTAAAGGTAATGCCCTGAGCGTTTTGTCCCCAAAGACCTTGTGATGTTGTATATGCAGTGTATGAAGTTGAGAATCCAGTTGCTCTTGGAGTTGTTCCGTGGTAGGCATCCGTCGAAGATGATGGATTATAACCAGCATAAACATACTCAGAGAAATTGGCAAGATAGTTCTTGTACCAAATCTTTTGAGGTGAATTTACGTTAGATACTGAATCAAGAGCCTTAGAAACACTGAGGTGCTTCTCAAGAAGGTTTCCTTGAACTCCAGTAATTGAACCAGTGTCATCAACAACGACGACGTGCATTGCATCATTCTTACCGTTTCTATCGGTAGAATATACGTTAGATACTGGTTTTGGAGCGATAGACTTCCAATAGATCGTTGAGTTGGTTAGACCTAAAGTTTGTTGATCGTACCAATCTAAAACTGAAGATGCGGAAGAAGTCGTTGTAGTAGTAACTCCAGAGTTGTTTACAAAATAGAGAGTATCGCCAGATTCAAAAGAGTTATTTGCATTATTCTGTGCGTATGTGATTGAGGTCTCTGTTCCTGCTGAAGAGACTCTAGAAACAACCTTAACATCAATTGTGCTGTTTCCATTAGTTGCATCAGTTGAAACACCAGTAATGATTGCTTTTAAATAACCATCAAAAACTGATGTTGTACCCGCTCCAGGTAAAACCGTGCTTGAGAGAGCAGTAGTAACTCCATATCCAATACTAATTCCAAGAGCACTTGGGTCAGTCGTTGTAATTCCAATCGTTTGGTCTGCTAGGTCGTCAATGAAACATACCTTCAGATTGTTAGCCCAAGATCCTGGGTTTTTTGAAGAATAAACAAATTGAACTGCTTCTCCAGAGTATGAAGCATTGTAGTCATCAAAGTTTTTAATCTTTAGGGATGTGGTGTATGCGTATCCTACAGCAGTGTTTGAGTTGTTAAGTGAAGAACCATCAACTCTAGCAACTTTGAGAACACCACCATATGACAGATAGGATGATGCACTCATCCAATATTGATACTGTGCGTCTGTGGATAGTGGTTTACCAAAAGTATTAATGAGGTCCTGTTCTGTGGTTACATCGATTGCCTCTTCAACAGGTCCAATTGCAAAGGGTCCAGCAATTGCTCCAATGTTATCTAGTACATTATCAGCTCTTCCTACAGTTAAGTCAACCTCTCTGACGAGTACGCCTGGAGATAATTGAGGAGTCGCCATGTTTTTCTCCGTAAGTCTCAGTTTGTCTGAAAATATTTATTAAAAACTTACTTTAGAGTGGGGAAACATGACGTAAACAAATTACCAGTCAGGATATTCCCATCTATCAAAGATATTGGAAGTCATTCTACTAGTAACTATTCTCTTTATAGTACATTCTTTACACTCATATGAGTATGATGAGGCTACGGGACCTCTATTTTTTCTTGTTCTATAAAAACCATCGATTAAATTTTTTATTTCCCCACATGTCCTACATTTCCTATCACTTAATAATAAGTGTCCTAATCTTATCTGCTTATCTATTTCCATCACATATATTCCCACATATATGATCTATCACCATATTCATCTACAAACCACCTATCACCTTCAGTATCAACAAAACTTTCAGAATCCAATCCATCAACAATGAACCCAAATGGAGCCATGTCTTGCTCTATTTGATTCTTTTGTTCTTCATACAATCTTTTCCGAATGTCTTGGTCTGTTAGTTCTTTAAAGTAATCTTGTGCGACTAACCATGCATAGATGACTAGACACATAGCCAAGTCATCATTACACCCCTCTTCAGCTTCAAACGAATTATGCTTTGAAATAAAAGTTGTTAATTCGGAAATTATCTCATAATCCTTAAACAATAACTTATCACTCTCAATCATTGTTTTGAGATTAAGTGCTCCGACTTTTTTAACAGTCTTCGACATCTTAACTCCAAGTTGAGTTTTCTTTCCAGAAAAACCTTGTCCCACAATTTGTCCTGCTCTACCACGCATAGAGCACATTAAAACATTTTGATATTCGAGATCATAATGAAGTAGTGATGCTACCTGATCTCCGATATCATTAACCTCACATAAAATATAAGAACCGTTGTAATTTTTTGCTACTTCATAAATTATGTTTGGGAATAACATGGGTTTTATTTCATTATTTCTGTACTTTGCAACAATCTTATGTGGGAATGATGTAATATCTACAACTACAAATGCAGAATAATCTTCGCTTACTCCTCTAGCTACGTCAACAGTAATCACATAGTCATGATTTTTTATTGGATTTTCGTAAATGTCTAATCCCGCATTTCTCTGCAAAGGATTTTCATAAACAAAACTCTTAAGTTTACTTGGTGCGATTAAAGTATCAACTGATCCTAAGAATTCACACTCGAACTCAATTTTAAACTGTTGATCTGATGTGTTTGCTATCGTTTGTTTCTTCCATTCTTCATCTCTTCCAGGAACTTCAGACCAATGAACATCCGTAGGGACATATTCATTTCTACCTTTCTCCGCATCATGCCACATACGGTAGAAATGATTCATACCGTGTGGCGTAGAAACGATGATTACTTTCGTACTTTTACCAGAAGTAATAGTAGGATAAACAGATGCAAAGAAGGAGTCAGCGATGTGATTAGGGACGAACGCGAACTCATCGAGGAAGAGGATATTGAACGACATGCCTCGGACAGCACTTGCAGATGTAGAAGCAGCCAGAATCTTTGATCCATTTTCTAACTCGATATTACCTTTGTTCCATGATATGATACCTTGCTGCATCCACTTTGGTAGGTTTTCGTAAGCAGTTGCTAACCTACTTAACAATTCTCTAGCAGTTGCTGCTTTGTTTGCGAGAATACCAATATTGACACTATCATTGAAAATAAGATAATGTAAGAGGTATGAAACCACAGTTGTAGATTTACCTGTCTGACGTGGCATCTTACAGATATTAAATCTATTGGTATGGAAATTATTAATTAGTTTTTCCTGAAAGTGATATGGGTGGAACTGAGTTAGTCCCTCATCAAGAGAAACGATTTTGATATAGTTGTTAGCAAAATAAACGGGATCATCTTTGCATTTAAGAAACTCAAGAATTTGTTCTTGTGTAAATTCAATTTGAGTATTGGCTTTCTTTAGATTTGGATTACCAAGATATACACTATCAGTCATAAAAAATTAATCCTCAATAAATGTCACAGAACAATCTGCTTTTTGTAAATTAGAGTCAGATGAAATTGCCATAGTCAATGTTCTTTGTGGTGGTAAAACGATTCTCAGTGCATCAAGATCGATTGTTTCTGGAGCACCTGATGTAACGCAAAATACTGCTATTGGATGTTGTGATGAGGTAATTGTGGTATCAGTTCTTGAGAATGAGGAAGCTTGTCCAAGTGGTGTATAATCTAAAGGATCGACAGTTGGAACATCAATATACAAGTAAATAAAACAAGGAGCAGATGATGATGCTGTGGTTAGGGCACTAATCTTTTTGAGGATAAGTTCTCTGGAATTAATTTTATTATTTACTATCAAATCTCCTTTGATAGTCAGTAGATGATATTTTACTCCAGTAGTATTCATCCCACCCGTCTTTGTTCTAAATGCGGCAAGTGGTAGAGTTGTGGTATTAATAACACCTTCAATAGCACCCATCATTGATGCACCAGACACTGTTACTCCAGCACCAGCATTTCCATCCAGATTAGCAGCAACGTAACCAACCTTAAGTGATGGATTGTCCAAGTGAACTGTATTATTTCTATTTGCATAATGAATATGATGAATTGGCATTATATCACCAGTCAAAGGATTTTCTACTGCAAACCTCATTTCACCAGCACCCAACCAACGGAAGTTGATTTGATATACATTCAGTTTAGTTGGATCCAGCGTAACTCCTGATGGGTTAGTAGTTCCACCCACACCAGTCATAGTATCAAAGTTCCAATCCTCTTGATAAGTCCAGTTACTTATGTGTTCTGCACCTACTTGTGCTGTTGTTGATGTTGCTACAAGTGAACCAGAACTTGCGATAGAAAATGTACCTGTTTTAGCACCAACACTTGTTGATAGAAAAGTAATATATCCATTGCTATAATCAGTCAACCATCCATTGTAAGTATGTGTTCCAATACCAGTTGCGTTTTGTGTTGCAGTTCCTGAAGCAACTGTTATAGTAGTCGCTGTTCCTGCAAGAGTAACAGTAACACTTTCCGATCCACTCGTTGGAGTTGTAATTTCAAATCTATGAATATGTGCTTTGCCACCATTTTCACGTAGAATACCAAATCTACCATTCGTATTAAAACCAACTTGAAGTGCTTGTTCTTGAGAAAAGAAACCTGCTCTTTGAGTATATCCTTCTACGCTACCGGAGAACTGTGCAGTAAATCTTGATAGAGCACCTTGTCCTGGACGATATCTTACAGATCTCTTGGAACGAATAACACCATATCCATAAGCACCAGTGCCACTTTCAACTTGCATTAAATTGTTGGAAGTAGTGATTCCGGTTCCAAATGAATATCTTTCAAATCTATCAGAGTTTAATCCATATAAACCGTCAAGTTGAAATACTGGAGTGATTTGGGATACTATGGTTTCTCCAAATGCACCACTACCACTTGCTGTTCCGTGACATCCATCAATATTTCCATACCTATCGGCACAGATATAAACTTCAAATAAACTTCTTTCTTGGTTTAGATAATCTTGTGTAGTCTTATTCCACTGAGCCATTAGTCACTCCAACTTAATCTTTCTGGTTGATATCTTTGTGTGTTTTTAATTCTTATAGAACTTTTTATTTCTGATGTTGGATAAATGTTATGAACCATTGCACCAGGATATTCTCCTTGTAAAGCCTCTGCTAATTCATTTTTTGAAATGGTCTTACCTTCTATTTCCATTCTATATAGTTTTCCTTCCCAAACTATATCAGCAAAAAAAGATTCTCCAACTGGTTCTGAAT